GCATTAATTGGGAAATATCCAATTATCATAGAAAAATCTAGAGAGATGTGTATAAGCTGGACGATAATGGCGTGGCAATTATGGAAAGCACTTTTTACCGAGGGGTGGATGTCACTTAATATATCTAGAAAAGAATCAGAAGTTGAAGATACAGGTAAAACTCCGAAGTCATTATTTGGTCGTCTTGACTTCATGTATAAAAAATTACCTTCTTATATAAAGTTACGTGCTGAAAATCCTTTTCTTACGTTTAAAGTACAATCGAATAACTCTTATATCTCCGGTGAATCGGCTAACCCTAATGCCGGTCGTGATACGCAGTATAGCTTTATACTTATTGATGAAGCAGGAATGGTCGGTTGCCTTGATGAAATGTGGCAGTCCGTTGTTAATTCATCTGATGTGATATGTTTAAATTCCACACCTCCACGCGAGGGTATGGGTCATAAGTTCTCACAGCTTAGGTTTATGAAGAATTCTAGTTTTAAAATATTAAAATATCATTGGACACAACATCCATTTAAGGATGCAGAATGGTATGCAAGAAAAACAGCTAACATGACAGAAGAAGATATCGCGCGAGAACTTGAGATAAACTATGAGAAGTCTGCATCTTTAAAAATATTTCATGAGTTCGATGAAGAAGCGCATGTACCATCTTTTAATATACCATATGATCATAGGATGCCTTTATATATGAGTTGGGATTTTGGATTAGATGATCCTGAATTTGTATTGTTTTTTCAAATTACATTGAACTCTGATGGGAAACGAGTGTTAACTGTACTGGATGAATACGAAAAAAGAAATTTATTAACTACCGAACACGCTATTAATCTAAAAAAGAAATTAGCTTTATTGAGATTTGCAAGTCCATATGAATCTATTATAGGCTATGGGGACCCAGCAGGATTGAAACGTGAACGTACTTCAAGGCAACATGTTATACAGCAGTATAGTAATGCAGGTTTTAAAATATCAGTTAAAGAAGTAGGAGTAGAGGAACGGCGCCGTTCAGTTAAAGTTCTTTTGAAAAAACGAGATTCAAAAAGTATGGCGCTTGTGCGTGTAAATCCAAAATGCGAAAAATTAATAGAATGTTTAAAGAATCATCAGCGAAAAAAGAAAGATGATGATGCTGCCCGTAGGACTCAATGGACGCATGGCGCTACGTGCTTTGAATTCTTTTGTGTTAATGAATTTCCGGTAGTACAAATAGCCGCTGTTACTGGAAGTATAGATCCTGAAGATAATCGTAGAAAGCAATTATTACCTGATCCAATACAAAGAAGGAGTAGTTTAATATGGCAAGAGTAAAAAAAGAAATTAAACCATATAGCAATAACAATACCAATATAAGGCTAAAAGGTGGTCGTAAAAAGTCCATACAAGAATCATATCCTGGTGCCGGTACGCAATATTCTGATTATGGATGGTCAAATCTTACTAAGAATTTATCACGTGATCTTGATCCAGTAGTTCAAGACCGTATGCAAGATATTGCATCTTTCTTATATGATTCTAATCCTCTTGCTCATCGTATAATTGAAATGACTAAGGATTTTGTCATAGGTGATGGATTCTCATATAAAGCCGAAAATGAAGACGTTCAAAGAATCCTCGATGCTCATTGGAATGATCCAGTTAACAGCTGGGATATAAAACAAGATGACAAGTGCCGTGAATTAAGTATTTTCGGAGAACAGTTTTATCCAGTATTTGTTAATCCTTATAACGGACATGTTCGATTAGGTATTATAGATCCAGGAATGGTCAAATCTGTTAAAGTTGATAAAAAGAATCCAGAAGTTATTCGTTCAATTATATTAAAATCTTCTAATTATAATAAAGACGATAAAAAATCAACATTAAAAGTAATCAATCCTATTCAGAAAAAAGGCAGTAAGGATAATGGATTCTATGCTGGCGAAGTATTTGTATTTAATCTAAATAAGACTACCAGTATGTCACGCGGTAGAAGTGATCTCCTTTCGCTTGCTGATTGGATAGATGGATATGATCAATTTTTATTTGCTCGATTAGAGCGTGCTAACATTCTTAATAATTATGTATGGGATGTTCTTCTTGAAGGAGCAGATGAAGGATCTATAAATAAATGGTTAGAGAATCAATCCATGCCAAAGCCTGGAAGTGTTCGGGCTCATAATGAAAAAGTAACATGGAAAGCAGTAACTCCCGAATTACAATCTAGTGATGCTTCAAAAGAAGCTAACCTTTTTAAAATGCAAATACTTGGTGGTGCCGGATTCCCAAATTTATGGTTTGGAGAAGGCGGAGAAGGTATACGCGCAGCGGCACAAGAGATGAGTTTACCGACAATGAAACATCTCAAGAACAGACAGCGATATATTAAATATATGATTACACATATTTTTGAGTTTGTTATAGACCAAGCTATTTTAGCTAAAGAATTGCCTCGAGATGTAAATAAAACATTTTCAGTTATTATGCCGATACTTACAAAAGAAAAAGAAGTGACAATGGGTATGGCAGCTTTTCGTGTAACTGAATCTATTAAAATAGCATTAGAAAACAAATGGATAAATGAGGAACAGGCTAAAGTGGCTTGGCAAACGTTTATGAAAGAGATACTTGGACTTGATATAAAAGATATTAAGGAAAAGGAGACTGAAGATGAGACTAGTTGATATAACACCCCAGAGTATTGTTAAACTAAATGATAAACTTCTTTTTAGTTTATGGCAAAAATTGAATATTGTATGGGAATCTGAAAATCCTGATAAAGAGGAAATCATAATTCGCTCAATATTTCTTATCAATGAAATGCGCGAACGCGAAATGGATATAAAGGATACTCCTTTATTCAAAGTCGCTGAAGAATGGCGTGAAAAGCATAAAGATAATATGCCTGAAAGTATGCAGGAAGCTATTCGCGCTCCTTTCGGTTCTCCTGGAGGAAAACGATATATGGCGGCACGTCTTATTAAAATGTTTCCGCAACATAAAACATATGTTGAAACATTCACGGGCGGTGGAGCTGTATTCTGGAAAAAGAAACCGTCTATGAAAGAAGTCCTTAACGATAAGGACGACGGTATTATAATGGCATATCGTACTATCCAGAATCTTACTGAACAGCAGTGGGAACAGCTTAAAAAAATGGACTGGGTATATAGAAAGACCGGATATTTGAAATATAAAAAACGGTTCGATGCGTCTTCCGGAATGAGTTTAGAACGATTTCATGATTTTATATATCTAAAACAATGTTCTGATCTAGCTGAAATGAAAAGCTATGACGGCCGGGATGAAGGCAATCATTGGGCTGGTGTAAACACATTAATGAAAATGAAAGAACGTATCAAAGACGTTATCATTGAACATATGGATTATGCCGAACTCATTAAGAAATATGATTCACCTGATACGTTTTTCTATATCGATCCTCCGTATCCGTCAGCGAAGTTGGCATGGAAATGGATGCCGACAACTGAAGAAGTAGAATCGGCTGTTACTGGACTTAAAGGTAAATGGCTTTTAAGCTATGAGTTGACACCGGCGTTTAAAGAATTTAAGAAAGATACAATCGGGTTATGGTCGATCGGTAAGCGAGATCCGAATAATACAAAGAAACAGAAGCAAGAACAGCTTGTGCATAACTATGATATACAGAGCAATATGGAATATTTCTCAGGTTCTGATAGTGGCGCGTGGAGTGAAATGGTTGAAGAACTTGCTAAAATGGATAACTACTCTGGTACGTTATCAGAAGCATACGAGAAATCCAAGTGCGCTGTTCCATGCGAAATAGAATTTGGCGCCAGGACAAATGATATGAAAGAATATTTTTTCTCAGTAGGCTCAGAAGATTATAGGATTTTGCATCGGAAAATTAATTCCAGTATCGCTGAACAGATAGATGAATCTTTAATGCGATCAGTAATCGCAAATCATCTATACGACGATACGTTAAATGACAGGATACAGGAAGCACTTCTTAATCCATACGATATTATATCTAATATTGATCTTATAAAAGATTGTAGAATACTAGCGTCTGCTGAAAAAACCGGATGGATAACAATTGAGCCATTTGAACAGCTCCCATACGTGCTAACTGCACAAGCTGGAGAATTGGATTATATGCCAGCATTAGGATTATCGGCACTTCCGCGAAAAATGCGTGAATCCGTTCCGGAAGAGTATCAGTTTTGGACTGCCGAAGATGAAGATCAAGCATTACTCATGCGTGATCTTCTTGTTGAAGCTATTAATAATGGACTTACGATACATGAGAAAGATAAATGGCGATATAAGTCTCCGCGAAACAGGTGCATGAATTGCTCTATGGCGCCAACTCACGAAGTATTATGGGCTGAGGGAAAAGGTCATGCATGGTTCTGTAAGACACATCTCAAAGGTTGGATGGAAGAACACAAAGGCGATGTTGATTATATTAAAGAAGTCAAGGACGGTGAAGCAGCTAAGAAGTTCTCAGATAACACGAATCCGAATATTCGTAAGGATTTTAAAGAGGTAAAATTTTCGTTACATCATCAATGGTTTAAAGAATCGCTCGGGCATTGGGATCTCCGCATAGATACCGGCGACGATATAATACATATGGTATTAGAATACAACCCGTTAAAAGAGAATAAGATAGAATGTAATTTACAATGCTCTAAGGATAATAGTTGGATGGAACGCGGCCGGAAAGTCGAAAGAATTAACCCGGGAGAACCCGGGAATCTGACGGAAAGCAGTTTAAGCTGGATGCACATGGTCGACGAAGGTGGTGCAAAAGTCCTTGAACGTACGGAAAGTCATATGAGAATTAAGTTTAGTGGAAAAAACTTGAAAGAATCCTGGATAGCCACTAAATCAAATGGCATAGAAGGACACTGGATACTACATAAGGGATAAATATATTTAAAAAGTATTGTAATATTTGACAAAAGCTAAATTATTGTGTATATTTAAAAGTATCCCATGAAAATAAGATTGTTACAAAACAGTCAGACAGTATTACGTGAATCTTCCAAGCACGGTAAGAGCTGGAAAGTCATTCTTATCGAAGAAGGTTTGTCGAAAAATGGTAAATACTATCCCGCCGAAGTCCTCAAAAAAGCCACAAAGCTATTCAACGGGGCAAAAGCCTTTTTTTATGAATTTAAGAAAGGCGATTATAACCATTTACCCCCTGCAACAAGTCGAACTCGACCCGAAGGATTTCCGAAACAGATAGCGGGATGGTATACAAATGCTAAATATGAAACAATTGATGTAGAGGGCCAGGAGAAACAAGCCATTACGGCTGATCTCCATATTCATGAAGGTGCAGTATGGCTCCGCAATATGCTTAAAGACGCGTGGATGAGTGGGATGAAGAAACTTCTCGGATTATCCATAGATGCTGAAGGTGCTACCGGTACAAAAGTTGTTAATAATAAGCAACTTGAGGTAGTGACGGATATAAGCAAAGTTTTTGGCGTAGATTTAGTGTCGCACCCTGCCGCTGGCGGGCAGTTTATTAGATTAATGGCCAGTAAATTTCAAGGAGGCGAGATGAACAAAGAACAGATTATAGAAATGATCAAGAAAATGAGACCGGAATTACTTGAGGGTAAAGATATTGTTGCGATGCAAGATGAAGAACTCTTGACAATTCTCGAAGCAGCTATGAAACCCGCAAAAGAAGCTGACGGGGAAGAAGACGATAAGCCTGCTGGCATGAAATGTCCGAAATGTGGCGCTGACGTTCCTGAAGGTGCTACGAAATGTCCGAAATGTGGTGCTGAAATAGCCGAAGAAACACAAGAAGCTAAAGACGTTAAAGCTAAAGCCGCGGCCGAAAAGAAAGTGAAAGAGGAAAAAGAGGCCAAAGAAAAGAAAGATAAAGAAGAAAAAGAAGCGAAAGAAGCGAAAGAAAAGAAAGAGAAAGAAGCGAAAGAATCGGATGATCTGAAAGCAAGGCTCGATAAGATGGAAGATCAGAACGCGATCGCTGAATGTGCGAAGATCCTTGTATCGAAACTTGGCGAATCCAAGTTACCGGATGTTGTTAAAGTAAAAGTTGAAAAACGCTTTACAGGTAAAAAGTTCGAAGAGGCAAAATTGAAAGAAGCGATCGATGATGAAAGAAAGACACTTGCCGCGCTTGCAAAAGATGGTGATGTTGATCTTGAAGATTATACTTCTGTGAAAGTTGGTAAAACCAAAACAGATAGACTTCAGGCGGCCGCGAATATGATGCTAAATGAAGGCGAAGCATACGAAGAAGATAAAGACGACTATGAAGGCATAGACGGATTTTCATCTCTTCGCGAAATGTATGTTAAAATCACAGGTGATATGGAAGTTTCCGGAATCATACCTCAAAATAGACTGCAGGAAGCTACAAGCAGTGATTTTAGTTATATTCTCGGTACTTCGATATATAGGAAGATGGCGAAAGAATACAAGTTGGCGCCGGACTTCTGGAAAGAACTTTGTGATATTGTAAGTGTAAAAGATTTTAAGACACAGGAAATTATCAGGTGGGGAGGTTTCGCGAATCTGGAATCCGTTTCAGAAACTGATACTATAACATCTGATAGCTATAGCGATATAGCGTTCCCTGGTGACGAAGAGGCAACTTACACGGCGGCTACGAAAGGTGGAATCGTCAAGATAACTCGTACTATGATTATCAACGATGATCTCCGTGTACTTACAAAGCTTCCGAAAAAGCTGTCTCGTGCCGCGAATAACACGTTGAACCAGTTCGTATTTGATTTACTGTTGAATTATAGTGCTCCGACTATCAACGGCGGTACGATATATGATAGTGTTGCCCTGTACGCAGCGAGTCATTTCAACTATACAACGAGCGCTTTGGATTACGATTCATACGGCGATGCTAGAGATAGAATGGTTGAACAGAAAGAAACCGGGTTTAGTCTTACTGGAGACACTACTGTTTCAGCTTCAGAAATAAATGATATATCCTTTGCGTCCGGCGGGACTGGATTCAAAGTCGGTGACTATCTGCAGTGTGAATCAGAATTCATCGGGCCGCTTTCTGCTGTAGAAGCCACATATGTCCGCGTTGCCAGTACGGCCGGCCGTGGTATATGGGGATCAACAGCGGCTTCCCATGCTTCCAAAGAGTGGAAAGTTGTAACAGATGATCTAGCACTTGAGCCATCACTCCTTTGGGTCCCGACTGATCTTAGGAACATGGGTGAATCAATCGTGATGAATGAGTATCAGGATGATACTCTCAGCAATAGGAATCCGTATAAAGGCTCAGCGAAGCTTATGGTTGTTCCGAGAAAGTATCTAAGAGGCGATGTAAACAACTGGTATATGACAGCGGCGAAGAAAGATATTGAATTGATCGAACTTGGGTTCCTCGGAGGTAAGCAGAATCCAGAGTTAATCAGACAGGATGCACCGGGAGTGGGTGCGGTATTTACCAATGATGTAATCCGGTACAAAGTCCGTCATGAATACGGTGGAGTTGTAGTAGATTTCCGTGGGTTCCAGGGCGGTATTGTAACATAGAATATTGTTTAACGCCGGGGGGAATGTTCCTCCTGGCGCTAACATTTATAGTTAGCGTTAAGCAAGGAGGTTGTTGTGAGCAAAAATAATTTTAGATTTGGTGTTTCAAGTATGGGTATGCCTTTGCTTGGTGGCGGGGTAATACCGGCTACTACGGGTTCGTATTTTTATGTCAGTTCTGATACAGGAAATGATAATAATAGAGGTGTATCATCTTCGAGGCCTGTTGCTACATTGGATAAAGCGATCGGTTTATGTACTGCTGATAAGGGTGATGTTATTATAATCATGCCGGGTCACACAGAAACACTTTCAGAAGCTGGCGCCATCACTTGTGATATCGCTGGTGTATTTATTATAGGTTTGGGTACAGGTACACTTCGTCCTGCGTTTTCTTTGGACGAAACAGATTCATCTATTCTCGTAACAGCCGCGAATGTATCAATCGTTAACTGTACGTTCTCATCTGCGAAAGCAGAACTTGTTACAGTTTTTACAGTATCAGGTGCCGGGTTTACTATGGACGGTTGTGCGGTTACGGATACAGCTACATCGATGATCAACTTCTTGACATCTACGGCAACTGGAGATGATTTGACAATTAGAAATTGTCATTTTATTACAGATGCAATTCCGACAGCTAACGCCTTTTTCATAACAATTGTGGGTGGGGATAGCGTTTCGATCGTAGATAACTTCTTCAGTGTATTGACTTCGAATCATGGAAGTTCCGGTACGATAAATGGAGTTACAACGCTTTCTACCGGAGTATTGATAGCTCGTAACACAATATACTCTATTGGTACGAGTGTTGTTCCTATCGTTCTGTATACAGGTACGACAGGGTTAATTGTATCAAATAGAACTGGTACTACTAAGACAGATGCTTCCAGCCATATTACATCAGATGGAACATATGATTTTGATAACTTGGTAACGAATAGTCTTGCGGCTAGTGGTTTTGTTGATCCTGCTATCGATGCAGCAGGATAATTTTAAATTGCCCGATATAGTATCGGTGCTGTAAAATAAAAACAGGAGGAATGAGTATGATTTGTCCAGGATGTCAGAAAGAAATTTCAGATGGTTTTAAAATTTGTCCACATTGCAATATAGATTTGGCTGGTAAAGAAGCTGAAAAAGCCGAAGCGCCGGTGGAAGAAGTGACTCCGGAAGAAGCAAAAACGGAAGCACCGGCGGAAGAAGCAAAAACGGAAGCACCGGCGGAAGAAGCAAAAACGGAAGAAACCCCGGAAGAGACTCCGACGCAAGAAGCTCCGGCAGAAGAAGAAAAGAAAGATGAAGCACCATCAGAAGGATCCGAATCATATGATAATGCTCCACCAGTAGAATAATCATAAACTGTTACGCTACCCTAGTAAGAGCAGAGCGCCGCTTACTAGGGTAGCATAACAGTATTGAAGGATATTTAAGATTCGTTCTGAATATCTTTGTTCTTTGTTTGAATAGAAGATATTGAAATAAGGAGGCGACATGCGAGGCCTTGTAATAACCCCAAAAACCATTTTATCATCTGCCGCACGAACCTCAAGCAGTAATTCAAATGCTTTTAAAGTTCAAGCCACAAATTCCATACGGGTATACGTAGATGTTACCGCCCGATCCGGCGCTTCCCCTACCCTCGATATTACTATTCAGACTTCTCCCGATAATACCAATTGGTATGACGCGACAGACTTAACACAGATTACGACCACAGGACAGTATACAGGTACAGCTACGATTATAGGTCCGTATATGCGTGTGAAATATACAATCGGAGGAACCAATACTCCTAGTTTTACTTTTTCAGTTAAAATGACTAAGTATAATTGGGCGAGATAATAGGAGATAATAATGGCTAAAATAAATAGCGGCGAATATACAGCTATTACAATTGCAGAAGATGTTACTGTTGAAATGGATCAACTTCTTGTCTATACATATGATGCGGTATCCGCTAGCGATTCTTTTTTAACAGTTGGAAAATCATTATTAGAAGTAACATCATATGACAATGTTTCAATAGTAGAGAACGCAATATATCATCATGTTATTTTAATTATAAATGTCAACGATTCTATAGGAATAGAAGAGCATCAGCTCGTTGTGAATGTTGGAATGGTTTCAGATTCCATATCCGTTGCAACATCTGTTACTTTATTTATACCTGTATTAATTCTTTCCGCATACACATCTGTTTCAATAACAGATACATTTACAACTGTAGTAGCACAGCTAAAGGTATATGACAGCGTTTATATTCGCACTATATTTAATGAATCAATCGAAGATACAACATACGAATCAGTAGCAAATACGATCGTATCTACTCAAACAATTTTCGCGTCCGCAGTAAGGACAGCGACAGTAGGATTATATATATCAGAATCTTTTAAAGTATCTTCTGCAATAATGCTTAGGTTCCATTTTAATGTGACAGCAGAAGTCGGCACTAGTTCGCTAGGCAGTATAATACAAACTTCGCCTGATAATGTAACATGGTACGACGCTTTAACGATAGACGCGATTACCGCTACCGGGCAATAT